GCACGGGGGTTGAGGTCGATGCTGTAGCCGTTGACGCAACGGCGGCAGGCGTTACGTCTTCCGGGCGGGCCAGATCATCGGTCTGAACTCCTGCGCCCTCTAGCATTCTCATAGCCTCAACAGGAGCCATGCCCCCACTAACAAGCGCATCAACGGCCGCATTTACGCCGTTCATTTTGGTGAACTGCAGAAGATCATTCATGTCGATCTCCTTCGGCGCAGAAGGAGCGCCGGCTACCGGCGGAAGGGTGTTGCTACCTATTGCCATATGTTAGGGATTGCGCTGCCAGCGAGCGCCTTGGAGTTGGTTTCCGCCCTGGTTGATTACGTCTTGCTTGTTCTGTGCCTGCAGGCGCAGGTCTGGCATCGCAGCAGTCAACGCCTGCTGGTTCTCCCGAATCCCAGCATTCCGATTGGCCATGTACATATTACTAATCTGACCAAGCGAAGAAAACAGCGTGCCGCCGAATTGCGCCCTGTCGCGGTCAGACTCAAGGCTGTTCCACTGCTCAAGCATGGAGTCGCCGTCCTTGCCGAAGGCCGGCGCGACAATCTTCATCAGATTGCCGTAAATCTTGGAGTCGCTCTTGTCCTGCTCCTTCTGCGCGTAGGCTCCGATGATGGTGTCAAACAGACCGCCACCACCACCTTCACCACCGCCGCCACCCATGCCGCCAGCCATCGCCGCACCCACAGGCCCGCCAGCCATAAAGCCAACGACCGCCTTGGCCGCGTCGCCGACCAGCCCTGCTCCGTCCATCATGGCTTGTTGCTGACGCTGGGCGCGGGCGATGTCTGCCTCGGCGCGAATTCTTCCTGATATGTCAGTGACTCCTGGGTTGTATGCAAACATAAGTATCTCCTTTGGTTTTGATTTTTTTATCCGAGCAGCGATTTGCCCACGCCGATGGCCGTCTCCCACCACTGCGGCTTGGCCGCATTGGCAGCATACATCGCCGCGTTGTTGTTCATCAGTGTGTTGTAGTTGTTGCCCTGCACATTCTGGTTGAAGCTCGCCACGTTGAGTCCGCCTTCTGTCGCTCCGGTCAGTTTATTGAATGGCTGGCCAAGACCCATCACGGCGTTTCGGGGATCGGTGGACATGGCGAAGTTGTATTGATCTTGCCCAACGCCGATCTGCCGCATGCGCTCTTGGTCTGCGGCGGCGGCCGACTGGCCAAGGAGTCCGATATTGAAGCGGTTCGTGTTGTCGCGTTGCAGCGTATTGAATTGCGACAGCTGGTTAAACGCGTCGGCATTTTGCAGTCCTGCCTGTTGCCGGAGTTGCGTGTTGGCCGTGCGCCGACCCAGATCGTTTGCCTCTACGGACTGAGCAAAGCCAAGGTTTTGAAACTCGCGCTGGCGGGCGAAACGATCTCTGTTGAGTAGTTCGGCGCCGAGAGCGGCGCTGCCAGTAGCCATGCCCCGGCTGGCAAATCCTTGCCGTGCGGACTGGATGGCATCTCTGGTTGCCTCTGGCGAAAGCTGTCCGCCCTGCGCCATCTTCCGCTGGGCCTCATCCATGAGGCTGCGACCAAGAGTGCTTTCGTCCGTCTGCTGCGCCTGCACACGCTCCATGTCTGCCTGCTGAGCTGTAATTCCGCGGGCAAACGCATCCTGCATGCGATTGTATTCGCTGGTCGGGTTGAGGGCGCCGCTCAAACGACCGAGGAGATTGTCCCGCATCCCGTATTGCTCACTGAACGTGCTTCGGATTTTGTTGGCGGCGAAATCTGGCGAAGCGAGTGTGGCGATCTTGGTGTCCCGGTCGGTTTTGGCCGTGGTCAATTTATTCAGCTCGGCCTGCCATTTGGCTATCCTCTTTGGATTGCGGCTCTTCCCGATGGCGGTTTCCAGCGTCTTGATACGGGCATCGCCCGTTTTGGCCTGGCCGCGCAGCTTGGTCAGCTCTGCGGCATTGAGCGTTTCGCCGGCATTTGTCGTCAGATCCAGGCCGGCGCGGATGCCTGCCAAGACGTCAGCGCGATTACTGCTTGCGACAGCACCGACTGATTCCCTTAAATTTTTGGCATTTATGCCTTTGGGTTTTTCTGCCATAATTATTCCTCCTCTTTCTGTTTCTGAATTTCTGTCACATCCACCTTCGCCATGAACTCATTGAGCTGCGTCACAGCAAACTCCAACAGCAACCGGCTGCCCGATGCGCGGGCGGCGGCGTAGGCTTCGATGAGTTCGGCGAGTTGTGGTTTCATGTTAGGCGGCTTCTAAGGCTTCGACTTTGGCGGATAGCTCTTGGATGGCTTTAGCCATCACCGGAATGAGATTCTGGTAAGCCACGTTGTAAAACTCTGGCCCTTGCTTCACGGTGCCTTCCGCGTAGTCCTTGCCATCCAAGGCAATCAGCAGCTCCTGCGCGATGAATCCAGCCTGCTTACTGGTGTCCTTGCTGTATGTTGGCTTGTAGTTGAACGAGACAGGGCGCAGCTTTTTGACGACCTCCAGACCTTCGGTGATCTCCGCGATGTTATCCTTGAGTCGTTCATCGGAGCCGTTGACGTATGCACCAGCGGCCCACACTCCAGTGCCGCCAACTTGCAAATTGTAAGCACCTTGATCGCCAGTGGCTATATACACTTCGCCGCCGCCGGTAATCCGCATGCGCTCAAGGTTATTTGTGACAAACCCAATAGGGTCTGCTTCTATGCAGCCAAGATTCAGCGAGCTGTTTCCTGCGTAGCCCGACTGCGCAGAGCCGTTACGCCATATACCGGCCTTGTCGTTGAGCAGTGATAGCGCACTGTATCCGTTTGTGGCAGTGTTGACCACCAGCACCCTTATGTTGCCACCCGAGGACGATCCTTCGACGTGAAAGCGTTCTGAAGGGACCGTCGTCCCAATCCCCACATTCCCGCTGGCGTCGATGCGCATGCGTTCGGTGTTGTTTGTGCCAAACCAAAGCACGGAGCTATTGATGGTCTTCAAATACGTTTCAGTAGCCTGAAAGTATAGCTCACTTCTGTTTGTTGTGACATTGCTGCCTATGCTAAGTCCGGCTCCATTTGTTCCAACGGCAGTAATTGTGGTGTTATTGTTGTAGACGACGGGCGACGTTGTTCCAATGCCGACGTTGCCAACATCTGTAATTCTTACACGCTCTGAGTTATTTGTCCCAAAACTTAGAGCAAAACTACCGGTGTTGGTGATGGACCGATTAGATCCACTGACGGTGATGTCTTGCGCGCCGAAGGCTGGCGCGACTTTGGTTCCGGCGATGGCGGCGGTGGCGCTGACATCGGCGTTGACGATCTCGCTGACGGTGCGGGCGGAATTCAACTTAGTCGGGGTCACGGTATCCCCAGAGGTGAAGGTGTAATTATAGGAGGCCATAGGAATTATGCTGCTGATCGGGTTTCGGTCGGAGGCAAGGACTTGGGCGATGCCTCGATGGATGCCGAGCGGATCTCCGGTCGGCCGTTTGATGTTTCGTAAATGACTTCTGCGGCGTGCGCTTTGTAGCGCACCGGACTCTTCATGTTGTAGTCCTCGCTGCTTGCGTTGCTGTTTGTCAGCGTGCCCACTGTTGTCTCAGTGTCAGGGTTGATGGTGCTGATCTTGGTTGTGACGCTGGCGCCTGCGGGAATGACGACATCGGCGATGGTGCGGAGGAATCGCTTGCTGTGCATGTCGCCGAAATCGTAGCGCCTTGTCTTGATACTGCCGGTGACAGGGCTGGTGCCCGCGTTGACGGCGTTGTCGTCCAGCGCGGTGTCCTCTTGCTCCAGCAGATAGAGGTTGCCGGAGCGCGGGACCGAGAACACGCGGCGTTGGTTGTCGTAGGTGCCGACAAGGATCTGGTTGACGCTGGCGCTGGACGGATAGATGTCGCGGTATTCCCAAGTGTCCGTTAAGGCGTTCCAAGCAACCACCAACTGGTTGCCGTCGAGCGGGTCGGCGCTGGTCGGGAGGGCGACGAGATAGCGATTGCTGTGCCAGATGCCAAAGGCGCTGCGTTCTACGCGGGACTGCACCACTTGGCTGAACAGGTCGGCGATGGGTTCGGAGAGCGGTTTGGTGTCGCCGCGAACCTTGAGGTCGAGGGCGCGGTCTAAGCGGTAGATACCGGCGTCCGAGAGAAAGAAGACAAAGTTACCGGCGGTGACAATCGTGTTGCGGGCGCTGCATCCGATCTCGTTGGTGAGGAGCGTGAGTTGCGAGACCGGAGTGTCCACCGAGAAGTCGCTGCCATCGGTTGAGGCAAATTGATTGAGCGTGGCGAGCCAGATGCTCTTGCGGCAGAAGACGAGGGCTTGGCCTTCGACCCATGGATGCACGGCGACAATGCGGTCGTCGCCGCCTGCGCCTGCGCGGAAGCTATTGAAGAAAGGATCAAACAAATCTGGGTCGAGAACATCGCTAATGCCGACCGTGTCGCGGGTCTTGGCGATCCAAAGGCGGTTGTTGTGGTAGCTGGCCCAGCCGACCGATGGCATGCGGGTGTAGGTGACGCCTTCGGCCGGAACGCCTGCGGTTGCGCGGACGAAGTTGCCGCTTCCACCATCCCAAAATAGAGGCGGCTTTACTCGGCGGACTTTGATGGTCGCGGCGGCATGCGTGGCGG